ACGTAACCGTGACGTTGCCTACAACAACTGTGGTGCCGCCATCCAGGATTTCATCAGTTTGAGCCGCAACAATCTGCGCTCCAGAACTGGACGTTCCAACCTCATACCCGATATCACCAGTCCCAATGGTAGGGGCCGTAACACAAAGAATCTTAATGTCAGTGATAATGGTGTTGGCAGGTTGGGTAAATTCACCAATGTTATCGCTGTCACCAGCCGTGGTGTTAACCGTAACACCGGTAGCAAAACCAACATGCTTAACGTACTTGTTCGTTACGATACCGGTTGAGGCAATGTCGAAAGTGTTCGTTGCGGCACCCGTAGTTGAGTTGACGTTGATTACCTCAAAGCCATTCTCAGAGCGAACGGGGCCATTAAAAGTTGTGTTAGCCATCTAGCCTTCCTCCTTACGAAAGGTTTTGCCCTAGAGTCTCCGTAAGCGTCTGCTGGGCCAGTCGCTAGGGCTAAATAATTCCCAGATGAGACGAGAGGGGGTTGCCCCCCTCTCCATCCCAAAGTTAGGCTCCTGGCGAACCAAAGATGCCGCGAGGATCCGAGAACCCGAAAGCGTAACGCTCACGGGCCTTGTACCGGACGTTACCGGTATCGAAGTCACCTTCCATAGAAGTACGAACAGCGGACCGATTGAACCCTTTGAGTCCATTCGGAGCATCCGTAATAATGAAGAAGGCGTCGGTGTCCGTGAGGAAGTGGTTCACGAAGTAACCTTCCGGCAGCATACCCATGCTACGAATAGCATTGATATCGTTGTCCGCCGTTCCCGTGCGATAAGCAGATTCCAGAAGCCGGTCTGCGGTGAACTGAAGCTCCTTGGGAACAATCAGTTTCGTACCACGAACGGCAACTTTCAGTCCGCGCTCATCCACGAAGCCTGCAATGTCAATGAGGGACTGCTCAAGGCTGGTCTCATTGAGATCTGCTGCGGTGGAGAGTTCGTTACGGAAAGTGCTTCCATTAGCCAGAGGATGGTCCGTAGCGCAAAGCTCTTTTCCATCCCCACCAGTAACAGTGCTATCAAACGCATTGTTAAGAACTGATGCAGCCTTAACCTGTTTCGTTTGACTCATGCTACGGGCAAGAGCCCTTGTATAACGACTAGCAAGCCGGTCATACAAGTTGTCTTCAATGGCTTCCTCTGTGATTGAGAACGCCAAAGCAATCGTCTCCATGGTGTAACGAGCCGTGTAGACTTCTTGAGCATCGTCAAACGATACTGCCGAACCCTCCGACTTCGTTGGCGCGGTGCCAAACCCGGAAAGCATCACCTCTTCTTCAAAGGCGCGATCCGAAGTCTCCATAGTGAAGATTTGCTCATGTTCACGATCATACTGATCGTATTCCAAGCCAAACAGTGCGTTTAGGCCGGGTTCCAACTCTTTTACAAGTTGTGCTCTACTAATAGCCATTAATCAACCCTCCTATACGCCAGTAGTTGAAACAGTGCCGCCTGCAATAGCACCATTCGGGCTATTGAAGCTGTTGTTCAACCGCACAATCATTGGAATACCTGCCGCTGCAAAGTCCTCATTACCAGGGTCTTCTTGCCAACCCATGATACGAAGGTTCAAGTTAGCGGTGGTGTTGATCGTGCTTACCCCCAACGCAGCCGAAGACATTCCCGTGGTAGTGCTTCCGCTTGTACCACTAGAGAAATTGGCGTTCGCAAAGACTGCCGCCCTTGCTGTAGCCTTGTTGGTGATGGATGCATCCGTAGCAATTGCAAACAATTGCATGGGATCATCAGCAACAAGTGCCTTAACGGGGTGATTACTATCCGCACCGGATCCAGGCCAGTAGTTACTGAAGACAGGCTTTCCTGTCGTACTAGAAACATACTCGCAACCCATGAAAGCGCCAACGAGACCAACAGTACCACCTGCCGCAGCGCCCACAATGTCAATAAACCCTGTAGAAAGGGGAATGACAGGACTGCCTTGGTAGATAACATTGCTGTTACCGTTCGCAATTTCATATTGGGTATAGCCCGAAACACCAGTGGAGTTTGAGTTTTGGCCTACTTTAGCGATAGGCCGCAAACCGAATGCTCCATTAGCATTTGCCATGTTCTACACTCCTCTACATAGCAAGTTAAACAAAACCTAAGTGTTCTTAGGTCCTCCAAATGTAACACGCGACTGACGCTCCGGCTTCTGGAGTGCCATCGAATGATGTTGGTTTTCCTTCATGAGATCATTGTCAACCGCCGTCATAGCATCTGAGTTCATTCGCTCAAAATATTCACGACGCTCTTCTACGATCTCTGCTGGAATACGAGCCAACAACAATCCACCAACGCCAAAAACACCTTCATAGCTTCCACTATCAACCGTTGGAGCTTCAAAATCCGGGTATTCATCTTTCCGCACAAGTTCCCAGCCTTCTCGAATACGAGCCGACAAGTTTTTGCGGTCATCAAATCCCCGAACCTCTGCACGAATCCAGCGGTGAACGTAGCCTTCTGGCGGAGGAGGTGCATCCAATAAGGATGGTGGTTTCCAAGGTTGCCGTCTGGGTTTAGCCGAACGGGTCTTAGATGCGCGAGGAGTTCTATCTAACTGTTTGTCGGACATCATCCTGCTCCTAGCGTTTTGTGTTTCGCGTACTCATTTAGAGGAACTCCCAACTTATTAGCGATTGTAACTTCGCTAGGAGTTAACCTCACTTGGGTTTTGCGTCCAGTGCTACTGGAACGAGTGGCAGATGCTACAGCCTGTTGGGGCCTTCGCGTATCTGAAGAGGAACCAGAGCTTCCACTAAACTTATGTGGGAAAGCTTCTTTTATCCTCCTGTCTAGTTCAGAGTAGTACTCTGGAGACTCCGTGTCAAAGCCTTCTTCCTCCACAATCTTCTTGTGAATTCCAAAAGCCGCAAAAGTCATGGCCTCGTCACTTCCAAACCATTCGTTTCTTTCCGCCCAAGCTTCAGCTTTAGGATCAGGGCGATTGGGAACTGAAGCGGGTTGAGGAGAAGCCGCCTGCTGCGGTTGTTGATACTGGGCCTGTTGCTGCTTGGCCGCTGCAACGCGCTCTTCTTCAATAGCAAGACGCGCTAACTTCTTGTTCAACTCAACCTGTGCGGATGTGTCGTTGGTAGCAATTGCGGTCTCTAAGTCCTTCTCTATGGACTCTGCCTGAGTTGCAATTCGGTCTCCGTACTCTTCGACGTAACCCTTATCCAAACTCTGAACGCGGCTTTTGAGTTGCGCGTTCTCTGCCTGAATGTTCTGTGCATAGTCTATGGCGGCTTTCTGCTGGCGCTCCGCTTCGCGAACTTTGTGCGTGAGCTTATCAATCCGCTTCTTTACCTTCTTGCTATAGACTTCATGCTCTTCTGAATCTTCTTGATCCGCCTGGAGTTCCTCGGAAGGGGCTTCCTCCAGTTCTACCGTGACCTCTTCCCCTTCGTTAGGAATATCCACGATAAGGTCTTCATTACTCTCGGCCATTGTCTTCTCCTAAATGTGCAGGATGTCTTCAGGATCCTGTATTACAAGTTCATCATCAGCAAACAATTCAATTACGATCACTCCGCAGGCTGGAACCCTGTATCGCTCCTGAGCAGGGTCTAATTGCCAAAGA